CTGCCTGTAATTACGCCCAGTACAAACATTAAAAGTCCATAAAGGACTGGAAGTATTAATGCGCTCATAAGTCTCCTTTCAAAACATTTTCCAAAATTCCCTTCCGGGGATTTTTTCAGATTTCTTTTATGATTGCCGCAAAATTAGCTTCATGAAGTTTCTCGCATCTCTTAACCGCCGTCGACTTCTTAGCAAACGGTTTCCCGTCTTTCTTTCGTCTTGATACGACTCTGTACCGAGATCCGTTCTTCTCTACCACTGCATGAAAACCTGCTTTTGTAACATTCGTAGCTAAAGTAGTAGCATTCGTCTTCGACTTAAACGCTCCAAGCTGAATCTCATACAGGGGCTTCTTAGCCGGAGTCTCTTCTTTAGGAGCAATCTCCTTGTCATACCGATCAAGACTGTAGCGCTGAATAATGCTTGAGATCTTGGCAACGTAGTTGGGATCTGTAGCATAGCCGCCATTCTTAATCAGGGTAATGGCCTCTAAATAGTTCTTACACTTCAGCAGACCTTCGTATCTTTTCTTCTTGCCATCCATAGCTCCAAGAAGATACGCAGAATGATCCTTGATCGAATCCTCAATACAGGGATATTTCCTGAAGTCTGCCTTGATGGTAATCATCTTCTTGCCATCCCATTCCTGGGTGTCAATCTTGACGGTGTTCTTGCCATCCCAAACGCTCTCCCAGGTATTGCCAGATAGCATCTTCTTCATGCCAAAGCAGTTGTTAGCACTCTTTGCAAGAACAGTCTTTACATAACCTGATTCAAGGATCATCTGAGCTGCCGTTACCGAGTAAAGAATTCCACTCTTATCATTCTCATGAATCAGTTCAAGAATTTTCTCGGCAGCTTTTCCTTCAGAGATTCCTTCGAAGTCTTTTGCCTGAGTTCCGGCAGGTTTGGTCTTGTTTGTATAAACCACTTCTCCTGCTTCGTTAAAGACAGAATATCCATACGGGCAGGCTTTCTTAGCATTCTCAACCTGAACATATGCTCCAAGCTGAGAGTCTACATCCTTCCAGCTCTTCCTTACTCTAAACCAGGTAGTGGTCACGATGTCGTCATCATCTACTTTTCCGTTCATGGCGTTCGCAACAGCCTGACGGAAGGTATCCATGCTGATGCCAAAGCGATCCCATACATGAGTCGGATCCACGTGAGCACTAGACAGACCTGCTCTTCTACCCTCATCATGCGAGGAGATCAGATAAAGGCCGGAAGGAAGCTTTGCCTTCGGGTTCCACTTATGTCTCTTGCAGATCTCAGCACAAAGCTGCACTGCAGTATCGTAGCCTCTGAAAATATCCCTTTTAAAGTTCTCAGCATTAGTTACAGTGTAATTAGCTCCGCCTGTGTACTTAATGAAGTCAGACTCGGCAATCTCGATCGTGATAAGATTCCGGTTGCCGTATCCTGCATCTGCCCACGAATAATAATCCTCGGGAAGGAGCTGATACACTCTCCCAGAGACATCCGCATCACAAATATAAGTCGTGCAGGCGCTAACGCCGGGCTGATTCCAGTAATCACAAACAGCCTTAGCTGTGCCCTGCCCGCACCCGATCGTGTGGATCTGGATGCCGATCGGGGTACGCTTAGCTCCCTTTCTGTAGCACCTGTTTTTAGTCAGATGATTTTGAATTACGTTAAGTGCCAATTTTGATCACCTCCTTATTAAATATTGCGCCCCCACGGAATTGACGAATGAATTGGTGTGGTAAGGCCGGGGAAAGAGCCATAGAAATGTATTGCCGTGTCGTCAAATTGTAGAGATACCCGGCGAGAATCTTCAGCATCCGGAGAATCTTTAACAGCTCCTGCCAAGTAAAAGTGAGGCAAGTCATCGCCGGGAACATGGTACAGAGATATTTCAATCTCTAAATACTCGTTGGCTGGGTCGCCGTTAATATATCCGCCTATTCTAAACGCCGGCGTATCTCGACCTTGCGGGTCCTGCTCAGCACCAATTTCCATCGTAAAGTTCCCAGTGCTATCCTCATACGTAGCTGCGTGAATAGTGCCGGAAATCTTTGCCTCACCTGCTTCGAGATACGCAGCATTGACGGTTGGGTTAGAGACATTAGACGTAACCGTTGCCTGCCTGTTTTTCAACATGACAAGAACTCTGTCGCCCACAGCAACACTTACGGAAGATGCGCAGGGTGTAGAGTCAGTGGCTCCGTCAAATATAACGTCGATTGTTCCGTCTTCGTTGATCTTATCTGCAGTACCGTAAAGAAAACTTTCGGACTTTTTCTTAGGTGTATCGTTCGTCATCCTAACAAACTCTTTAACCAGTCTGTCTGATAGCTTCGCCAAAAATATCACCTCCATAAAGTTTCTTAGTAAATACAGCCGTCTCCTGAACAGGACATCCTGGAATGCACTCTATAACCTGCTTTGTAACTTTAGCCTTTACATTTCTAAGCTCAGCTCTTGTGTAGTTAAGCATTACGCAGTCGCCAATTCTTACAGGGCAATATCCATGCTTGTAAGAAAGCTCAAAGTCAACAGATGACAGACTTACAAGCTTGTTATGAGCATACTCGTTAAGCTGGTCCTGAGTTATTCCGTCAACAACATCTGGACTGCTGTCCCTGTAAGTAATCCATCTGCCTCTTGCCTGATACGAAACAATGCTCGTTTCATCCTCGTTCTTATCCTCGGCTGTTAAAAACTCACCGCTGCTTGACGAAAAGACTACCTCTACCCTGTTTGGCACGCCGAAAATATCACGAGAAGCTGACATGTCAGGATACAGAATAGAGCTATTATCGTCTGTATAAATCCATCTTGGCCGCATAGCATTTAGATCCCTGTCGGGAACAAATATAACTCTGCTAAGCTCGTCAAGCCCGAGACTGTACTTGGCGTTCGCAAGAAGGTCTGACACAAAGGTAAGTCTTGAATCGGAAGGCTCGGATAAAAAATCGCCTGTAAGAATCGTTGAGTCGCTGCATTCTCCAACCGGCGCTCTGAGCGATGTGTCGAGCAAAATACCTCTTGCTCTATCTAAAACCTTCTCGCCTTTTCTTATAGCGTAGCCCATCGGCATCTGCTTTTCTGTAAGCTCAATTAATGGCGTATATGCGTCATGGCTAACAGAAGTGACTTTCCCATCAAACGATGTGCTAGGCGTCTGGGCAATAAAAGTCCCAAGGGGAATTTTATCTTTTTCATCCCCTTGGGTTGCAATAAGGTAGGCCCTTACGTATTTGTCATTAAGATCGTCGCTGGAATCAATAGAAGCGCTTCCTAAAGTATCTAGCGTCAAATCTCTTGTGATAGTGCACGACTTAATTCTTGTAAGTCTTTCAACATCAAACCACGTGCTCGGATCAACGATATAGTATTCGAAGGTTTGGCGCATGGATTTAGTCCAGTCAATCATTAAGCGCCTCCTTCCACCCTTGCGATCGAGAACGTTACCGGTATGCTCGCCTTACCGTGCGTTATGTTGTAAGAAACCTTTACGTTAGCCCAGTATCCTGTGCCATACGGCTCTCTTACATACACATCACCCTGATAAATGGCCAACGCCCTTATCTTGGCAAGAGTATCAACATCGCTTCTTGGAATCTCTGCGTTCCACCTTGAAGTAGAGCCTTCCTGAGTTCCGTAGTAACTAACCGGATGACGCCTTCCTATATACTCGATAAGCGATACATCTGGCGAAACATCATCAGACACATCAATATTATAAGGAAGTCTTAGAACCGTTCCGGTCCAGTCGTCGAGAACGTCGTCATAAACTTCCGGATCGATAAAGAACGATCTTACATCGCCTTCCCACTGTATTACAGCACATCCCGCATTCACAGGAATAGGCTCAGGATCGGCATATGATACCACACCGGTCTTTAGATCCGTTGCTACGATTCTGTATCTGGCGTAGTCCAGTGCCGGATGTGGGTCCGTTATGGTAAGATTTTCGCTTGCATCAATTCCTGACTGAATCAAAGTCAAATGGCTGTCATAGTCAATCCGATATACGGCAAGTGTAAACCCTTTTCTATATTCGAACTCCCATTCGTCAGCACAAAATGGCCTGATGTAGGCGGCAAGCGTGTTTTGATTAACGTAAATATCAGCGTCCGGGCTCCAACTGGGAACCTCCCACTTAGCCATGAATCTGTTAGACGCTTCTGCTGTAAGCCCGTTTTGCATAGCAACGCTCATCGTTACGGTGTAAATCGTCCCCTCATTTAAATATAAATCGCCGGGATTAAGCTCGATTAAAAGGTCGTGGTCGGATGAGGCAATGTAATTAGAATAAATTACTTCATCCACATTGATATGAACCTCCATGCCATCGTCTCCGGAAATATCATACTCCTCCGTTGACGCGATCGAGATCGTGTAAGCCACAGGGGTTTGCGTCTGGGGCGCTGACTGAGCATTTACCACAATTGGGAAAGACTCAACTACGGCCTCGGTGCCTTCTGGATCGACAACCCCGACCGTAAACGTAATGCTCGGGGGCGAATAAACAACCGCCTCGCGATACTCAGACCAGTCGGACCACTCTTCTGGAATTCCCGCTACGCCCTTCGTACAAACCCTCCAGCTAATCTTATCCCCGTCGTTAAGATTAGTGGTGTCGTAACTATAGCTTGTGTTTTTACCAAGATCCGGGGTAACGGTTTCTTCTCCGTCATTGATCTTGATTCCAACTTTAGCACCAGATTGCTCAGACCCATCTTCAGAGCTATGCGCCCAGTTTATAACGATGGGATCGCCAATCTTTCCAACGCTCGTGTAAGACCAAACGGTCGGAATATCAGGCTTCTTTCCAACGGCAGTGTGTTTAATTTCCGACCATTCGCCTTCGCTTCCGTTCTCGCTTCCAACGCCTCTAAGCCGGAAATACCATATCTCTTTATCTTTCTCTACCGTCAGTGAAGACGCAGGGAAATGAGTTGTTTTAATGTTGTCCTGCCTCTGAATCGAGCCGCTCTCTGTATCAAAGACAGGAACGCCATTAATAGTTTCGTTCGTATACTCAAGGGTATATGATTCAGCCCCCTGCAGCGCACTCCACCTTACATCGACTGTACCAAACGTTATTGTAGTAAGTTCATTAATTACGGCCTTGTTGGGCGGGCTGCACTCGTTTTCAGAATACTGGCTCCATGCGCTTTCCTCTTTATGCTTACCATAAGCAAGAGCTCTTGCTTTGTAGCGATGCCCGCCAACCTTGGCATACTTGTGACTTACACTCGCTATACCGTTTTTGTTTCGAACATTGCTATTATTCAGAACCTCTTTATTATCGTCTTCGAGTATCTGAATATGAAGAAAACCGTTGGAGTGCTCGCTCTGATAGTTCGTGACGGTAGCAGTAACAACATAACCGCCCGACTCCTTTTTTATCGCGACCTTGGGCTGAGACGGTGCAGATGGGGTAGTGTCAGTACTTCCGACCGGCACTCT